TGAGTTAAATTAGATTTTATATAAAAAGAATAAATTTTTTAAAACAACAAAATATAATATATTTTAATAATATATATATAGATATGTTTGATTTATTAACAATTTTAATGATTTTAGGTATTTTAGTTGCATTATATTACATATATAATTATGTTACAAGAAACTTTACTTGTTTTTCAGAAGGATTTGGTAATGTAAATCCTTTAAATTCTTTTGATAAAACAAATAAAATGAATGCTTATAAAAGTTTAAGTGATCCATATGATAATAATTTCTATTCTAACTCAGATGGATATTTAAATCCAATGGATAGAGGACAATATGTAGGACTAGTAGAAAATAAAAAAACTGCTTAAATAGTTTAATTTTTTAATATTTACAATCTAAAGATAAATGTTCTGTATTTGGAGGAGAGACCATGATAAAATTATCGTTATCTTTATCATATAAACAATAAGAAATCCAACAATTTGTTCCATTTTTCATACATCCAAATGGAAGAGTAGATAAAGAAAAGTAAATTTTAAAAAACATTTTCATAAATCCATCATGAGAAACAATAATAATTTTATTATGGGAAGAATTTTTTAAGAAATTTTTTAACATTTTGCATCTTTTATTATATTCTTGATAAGTTTCAAAATATAAATTTTCTAAATTTTTATAAATATAACTTGAATTAAATTTACATGTTTCAGAGGGGAGTTCAAGTTTATATTTTTCAATTGGATCTATTAAATTATTTTTATAATTTTGTGTTAAGTTATTTACATCAGTAACTAATTTATTATTCTTAGATAAACCAGAGAATTTACCTTTTTTTAATTCAGAAATAAAATTAAAAGAATGCACTTTATGGTTTTCCATATTTAAAATATTACTAATTATACTTGCAGATTTAGATGCTCTTATTAAATGTGAAGATATAATACTATCAAATTCACCATCTTTTTGTCTATAATTTTTTAAATAAAATCCTGTTTTTTTAATTTGTTCTTCTCCTTCTTTATTAATAGGTATATCTGCTTCAACACCTTGACTAATACCTAATTTATTCCAATCTGTAACACCATGTCTAACAAAGTATACTTGTTTATAATTTTTAATAATTTTTGAAAAAAATCTTTTTGTTATCATAATAATTGATAATATTGTTATAAAAATATTTTGTTGTTGTTTAAAAAAAAATTGAAAAAAAAAAATTTGAAGTTGTTTACTAAATATTATTAATTATACTGTATTTTAGTTAAAAGGTAATACATTCTAAATATGAGTGAACTGGAATACAATATTAAATATCCCGAATACAACTTTAACTATCATATTGATAAAAACTTTTATTATCACTGTACAAGATATTTAAACAATAAATGCAGTTGTTTAAATTGTGCAACAACATCTTTGTTGTCAAAATATAAAAAAAATAGCTTTGAAAATAAATGTACTCAAACTGAGAATAGTTTTTCCAATAACAGTGATTCTTCTCCTCTAGGAAGTCCTTTGACAAGACTAAATAGTATTTCTGGTTACGACAGTGATGAAAAGAAAGAAGAAGAGTATAACAAAACAAAGTTAAAAATTGAAAAAGTTGAAAGAAATATTTTAGCCGAAGATATTGAAGAAGAAAAAGAATACAACAAAACAAAGTCAAAAATTGAAAGAAATATTTTAGTTGAAGACGTTGAGGAAGAAAAAGAATTTATAAAAGTTAATAAAAAAATAATGTCTGTGAAAGAAATAGAAAAATATATTTTTATTAATAATGATGATGAAAGAATTTTGTATGATATGCCTGAAGAATATCAAGAAATGAAACGAGTTTATATGGAAATAATGGAATAAATATTTTTTATACAACAAGTAAAATTTTTTTGTTATAAAATATTTATTTACTCCACAAATATTAAAATATATATCTTTATTATATATTTAAAATGGATATCCCTATAGAAGTTATACTGATCTCAAATCCGAGAGTTTTAAACATAATAAGAATGATAATTGCAATAATTGGATTTACAGCAATATTTTTAACAATAAATTTTTATAAATGCAAATGGCTTAGATTTGTATTTGTAGCTTTAGGAGTAACAGGATTAATTTCCTTATTATTATTTATGTTAAGTGGTTCATTTTGTGTATTTGGATTATTTGGAAGTGTTGGTTTAGTTCTAACATTACATTGTTTGGTTTTAAAACAAGTTAAATGTGATTTATTAGGAAAAATATGTTCTGAAGAATGTCCAAAACCTCCTTGTCCTCCTTGTCCTCCTTGTCCTCCTTGTCCTCCATATCCTCCTTATCCACCTCATCCTCCTTATCCCCCTTGTCCTCCTCCTTATCCTCCTTGTAATCCATGTGATTCTTTAAAAGAACCTATGAATTATAAAAAACCAAAATATTTTTGTAATAAAGTAATAAAAAAATTTGGTTATCCAAGAAAACAAGATTATCCTTATAAAGAAGAAAATTCTCAAGTATTAAAAGAAATATTTTTAGGTTAAATATAAAAATTAAAAATTTATTTATGTGTATATTTTTATATTTATTTCTTATTATATAATAATAACAAAAAACTTAATTTTATAATAAATATAATAATTAAAGTAAAAATAATTTAATGTTATTTAAAAAATATGTAAAAATTTTTTTTATAAAAAACAATTTAAAAATCTATTAATTTTGTTTAATTATTAATGAGACTAGTAGTAACAGCTTTAATTTCTTTTATATTAACAAGTTTAAGTCAAGCTCGTGTTGACAGAGAAACTTTATCTTTTATTCAAGGTAATTCAAATCATGAATGGAGTTTATTTGAACATTTTATTGAAGAATTTGAAATGGTATATGATACTTTTGAAGAATTCAGTGATAGATTTCATATTTTTAGAGATAACTTGAAATTTATTGTAAAACACAATAATGAACAAAATAATTCAACTCTTGGTTTAACTCGTTTTAGTGATATGACTCATGATGAGTATCAACATTTTGTATCTCAAAGTGGTTATAATGCTAATAAATGGAAACTAAAATGTAGTTCTTATAATGGAGATGGAAGAGATGTTAAAGAAGAAATTGATTGGAGAGAACAAGGTGTTGTAAATGAACCAAGAGATCAAGGAAATGCAGGAACTTGTTGGGCTTTCTCGACTACTACTTCTGTAGAAAGTGCTCATGCTATTAAAACTGGAAATTTATATGATTTAGCTGAACAACAACTTGTAGATTGTGATACACGTTCAAATGGTGTAAATGGTGGTTTGATGACTTCTGCTTTTGTATATCTTATTGGAAATGGTGGACAATGTTTAGAAGAAAGTTATCCTTATACAGCAACGGATACTACTTGTCATGATTGTAAGACTGTTGTTTCTTTATCTGATTGTTATGGAATTGAGGAAGGAAATGAAAGAGCGATGATGGAAATTTTAAATCAACAACCAATTTCTGTATCAGTTGATGCGTCATCAAGAGAGTTTCAACATTATAATTCTGGTGTTATAACATCTGATAGTTGTTATAGACAATTAAATCATGGTGTAGCTGCAGTTGGATATGGTGAGGAGAATGGTCAAAAATACTGGATTGTTAAAAATTCGTGGGGAACTGGATATGGAGCAGATGGGTATGTTTTAATTGGAAGAAGTGATAGTTCTAATAATAAAAACTCTATTTGTGGAATTGGTATGGATTCTTCATATCCTGAAATCTAAATTTATTTATCATAATTAACTTTTATTAATTTACCATAAGTTCTTTGTTTATTATTATTTTTTTGATTTGTATTTAAATTAAAAAAAGATTCTTTTTTATTTTTTAAGCAATTAATTTTTGTTTTAACTCCTTCTTTATCGACTTTATAACAATTATTTGATGAAGAAACTTTACCATTTTTATTTTCTCTTTTATCTTCATGAATTGTTTTTGTTCCGTCAGAATTTAAAGTACTTGAACTAGAATAAGAATAAGAATATGAATTTGAATTTGAACCTAAACTTGAGTTTAATAAATCACTATTTGATTTTATGTTTGATTTATTAATTTGTTTTGTATTTAATTTATTTAGAGAGTTAATATTAGAAACTGTGTTTATTTCAGAAAGATTTTTATTAAAAAAATCATTCATAATATTTAAATTGTTAAATTGTTCAAAAATATTAAAAGGAACATATTCATATCCTTTTGGGTGTTTATCAATAGGAGCCATATCATCAATGTATTTATTATTTAAAGCCTCTTTTTCTTTATTATATTTTTGTATATAAGATTGAATTAATATTTTTTTATCTTGTGGATCTATATTTATATTTTGTTCAATTTTATTTATTTTAGCTTTTGTTTTATCGCGTAAAATTTTTAATTGAGACATGTGTATTTATATAATATATTTTGATATTATATAAAAAATATTGAATTTTTAAGATAAAATAGGTTTTTAATTAAAAGTAAAAAATGGAAAACAATAAAAAAAGAAAATTTAAAAATATTTATAAAGAAAATTTAATAGAAATGTATAAAAATGAATATTTTGATGAAATTGATTATTTAATAACAAAAAATGATAAAAATAATTTTATTGCTTATAAAAAGAAGAAAATTAATAAAAAAATAAGATCATTGTCATTTTAATTTTAAATAATAAATAAATTCTCAAGTTTTGTATACAACAACAAAAATTTAATAACATAATTTATGATTTTTTCATTTTCTTCAAAATTAATTTCAAATCTTTGAAAAATCAGTTCTTTAGTTTTCAAAATTTCTTGCAATATTGTAAAAATATCAGATTTAATTTTATTTACAAGGTCTTGAGTATTATCTAATATTTTATCGATATTTTTACATTCACTATTTTTATCGAAAAATAATTCTAATACTTGAAAAATTACAAATAGTTCAAGTTTTTCTTTTTCTTCTTCGATATTTAAATCTTCTTTTTTTTCAATTTTATGTTTATGTTCTTCACAATCAAAACTAGCTTTTCTTTTTTTATTTTTTGGAGTAATTTTTTTAGCAAGTGGGCAATCAGAAGATAAATGTCCAAATTTTTTACAATTATAACATTTATTATCTAATGTTAAGAATTCTTGTTCTAAAGCATTAACTTGATAATCAAATAAATGAATATTACTATAAGAACCTCCTCTAACATTATCTATTCCATAAATCATCATCATCTCCTTTGTAACATTATCTTCTGTAAAATTTGTTGCTTGATAAATAACATTAACTATACATACAGGTGCATACATATTAGTCCAAGAACATGTTCTTTGAGGAGAAGATGGTTTCAAATGTTCTTTAAATCTTTCTTCTGGTGTTCTAAATGTTTTTCCTACATAATATTTATTAGATTCACATCCAAGTATGTAAACTACTAAACCAGATATAATTTTATTGGACATCATAATAAAAGTATATAATTTAAAATACACATAATCTTATTAGATATCATAATAAAAGTTATTTATAGTTTATAAAAATCAATTTTTATTTTAATTTAGTAATTGGAATATTAATATCTTTATTTAATTCTTCAACTAATTTATCATTTCTATAATCATCAAGATAAATAATATTTTTAATTCCTGAACTAGCAATACTTTTGAAACAATCTAAACATGGATAATGTGTAATATAAATTTTTGAATTATTTAAAGATACACCTCTTTTTGCACAATCAGTAATTGCATTAATTTCACTATGAACAGTTGCTTTCTCATGTCCATCTCTAATAAAACTTTTATGTTCAGCTCCAGAAATAAAACCATTATAACCCATTGAAATAATTCTTTTATCTTTAACGATAACACAACCAACATTTAATCTTTGACAAGGTGATCTACATGAAGCAAGTAAAGCGATTGACATAAAATATTCATGCCAACATAATCTTTCTTTACTATTTTTAATTAAATTTGTTATTTGAGAAAATAAATTGTTTTCATAAATATCTTCATTATTAATATCATTTTCATTTTCATTTTCATTTTCATTTTCATATTCATATTCTTTTGTTAAATGTTTACTTTCTTTCTTTTCACTTTTATATATTTTATTTTCTATTTTAGTTTCCATTTTAGTTTCCATTTTATTTTTCTTATTTTATTTTAATTAATTAATTATAATAAAATAATCAATTTTTTATATTTATAAAATCTCTAAATTGATATTATGTATTATTTTAATTATTAAAAATTGAATTATTTGTTATATTTATAATATTAATATAAATATTACTATTATTAAATGAATTTGCTTAAATATTATGTAAATGATTTAATTATAAGTCATTGTCTTAGACATTATGTAGAAGATATTAATTTTATAGAAATTGATAATGATTTTGAATTTATAATTGATGAATATAATAATAATCTTATAGAAAATAGAAGATTTGGTGAATCAAAAAGAATAAATAAAAATTTTATAAGTAAAAAAGAATTGGAGATATATAGTGAAAAAAAATTTGGAGAAAATATAAATAAAAATATTACAGGAATTTGTTTTTCAGATGATTTTATATTTGATAATTATAATTTAATATTATTAAATACAAGTATAAAATATTTAAAAATAAAAACTAAAGATCAATTAAAAATTTTTAATAAGTTTAAATATCGTGAATTTTTTGAAAATATTAAATTTTTAAAAATAGAGTGTGAATTACCTTGTAATATTAAAATTAATTTTATTAATATTGATAAAATAAGGATTATAACAAATTTTGGAAGAATAGAATATTTTTCCAAAGTAAAATCAATTGAATTTTGTTATTTTGATAAAAAAATAGATAATATAAAAAATTGTGTTTATAAAAAATTTAAAATAAATAAAAATACAAATAATATTATTGTTGATATTAGAAATAGAAATATGTTTTTAAAATTATGTATAAACTATGAAGAAATAAAGAATAAGATATTTTTTGTTCGTAAAACAAAAGCAATTCGTTCATATTTTAAAATAAATAAAGAAAATAATGAAATTAAAAATATTAAAACTAATATTAAAAATTTAGATATAAAAAATAGTGATTTAGAAATTATAAGTAAATCAAAAAAAATAGAAATAGATTTAATAAAAAAATTAAATATAAAAAAAATAAATAAAATAAAAAGTTTATTTTGCAAAAATAAAGTTTGTAATAAAGTTTGTTTTCCTCATAGTTCAAATAATTTAAGTGATGTTTTAAAATTATGTCCTTTTTTAACAAATAAAATAAAACAATATGATATAACAATTTTTAATATTCCAAACATTATTTACGAAGATAAAAAAAATATTATTAGTGGTATAAATTTTATGACAAATAGCATTAAAATATTAGGTTTTTCTGCTACTTTTTTTCAATCAGTAAAAATAACAAATTTTCCTAATTCTTTAAAAGTTTTAAATATTATTCCTAAATTTAATAAATGTGGTTGTGGATGTAATTTTAATAAAAATAGATGTCAAAATAGGAGATTTAATAGAAATTTTTTAACAAATGAAAATTTATTAAGTAAAGACAGAATGATAATTCAAAAAATCCCTTTTAATATTAAAGAAATATATCTATCTAGACATATTTTTAATTTAAAAATAAAAAAATTTCCTAATAATATAAAAAAAATATTTATTGATATAAATAAAGATGATAAAAAAACTTATGATTTTAAAAAGTTTATTTTACCAAATAATGTTTCTAAATTAAAAATTAATTCTAAGGAAAAATATAAAATTGAAGATATTGTAGATTTAACAAATACAAATTTAAATATGTTATTTACAGAAAATATAGATATTTCTAGTATTAAAAATAAATATTTTATAAAATTTGAATTAAAAAATTATTATTATACGATAGAAAATACATCAAAAAATAATAAAATTAATAAAAGTAAATATTTTTCAAAATTATTTTCACGTTAAAAAATAATTATTTTATTTATAAGTATAGTTTATATTTAATTTACAATTATGAATGATGATGATTATAAAGAAGAATTATTAGAAGATTTTGTAGAATTAACAGAACAAGAAAAAAAAAATAAAAAAGAAGAAGAATTAAATACAATTTTAAATGAAACAGCAGATGAATTTTTTGGAAAAGATATTGATGATGAAGTTTTAGTTTTTGTTGAGATTGGAAAAAATAGTAATATAAAATATGAATATAATTCTAAATTAGGAGCTATTGTTTGTGATAGAATTTTATCTACTCCTGTTAGATATTTTTTTAATTATGGTTTTATAACAAATACAAAATCTGATGATGGAGATGAATTAGATGCAGTTGTTTTAATTGATGATGAGTTATTAAGTGGTTGTTTTATTAAATGTAAAATTATTGGATGTTTAAATACAAATGATAATGAAGGTGATGATCCAAAAATGATTGTAGTTCCTATTTCTAAGGTAGATAAAAGTTATGATAATATTAATAGTATTAATGATATAGAAAAAACGAAAAGAGATAAATTAGAGTATTTCTTTACTCATTATAAAGATTTAGAACCAGGTAAATTTATAAATGTTGAAAATTTTGTGGATAAAAAAGAAGCAGTTGAAATTTATAAAAAATCGAAATTATAGTATAAAGAGATTGAATTTATAAATTAAAAAAAATATACTTTTTATATTATATACATGTTTGAACTTATTTGTGAACCTGATAGAATAATAGTTGGAGAAGATTTAACAATAACTTTTAGAATTGATGATAATTTTAATAAAAAAAATTATATAGGAAAATACATTTATTTATATGTTAGAAAAAGTGGAACTTCTTTTACTTTTGATACACATATTCAAAGATACAATGGAGAAGATTTAGTTTGGGATATAAATCAACATAGTTATGATATGGATGGAACATTTTTAGTTGAAGCTCGTTCTTCTTCTGTTGCAACACAATCTTCAAATAGTAATACAATAACATGTAATACATTTATTGTAAATAAAAAAATATCAGAACAATTTATTGAACAAAATAATATAACAACAATAAAAAATAAACAAGAACAAAGAAAATGTTATAAATATAATACACCAAATGATAAAATAGAAAAAACAGAATCAATAACAAGTAAAGTGACATTAAATATAAAACCATTTAAAACTGGAGAAAAAGAAAAACCTAAACAAGAGGTTATTTATTCAGGAGTAATGATAAATACGGGAAAAAATATAAATTCTAAATAAAAATTGAATAATTAATATACTTAATAACTTATAAAAACAGTCAGGATTCATATACAATATTTTTATTGATTAGTATCAATAATGGTACTTTTCCATGAAGATTATGGTCAATTTGTAGTTCTTGATAATGAAAATGAAGAGAAAAGTATTGATGTTAAAAAACCAAAGTATGTTCCTTTTCTTGCTCCAATTGAAGAAAATATTCCAATTGAAGAAAACATTTCAATCGAAAAAAAGAGCGATAGAATTGAAAATATTTGTGTTTCAAATAAACATGAAAGTTTACAGTTCTATATTGTCAATACTCTTGGAATTACATGTATAGTATGTGTGTTCTTTTATTTTTTTTAGTTCTATTTATTAGTGAGGAATTAAAAATATAAAAATATGATATTTATATATATAAATATTATAAAAATGATGAATGATACAATATCTTTTATTTTAATAATGTCATATTTAAAAACAAGAGAAAGTAAGATTTATAATAAATTATTACAAAAAAAAGAACAAAATAATATAAAACCTAAATTAAATATAAATTATAATTTATATAAAATAAATACAATAAATACAATAAATAAAGTAAATAAAGTAAATAAAGTAAATAAAAATAAATTATTGTTTAAAGATAAATTTTTTTATTGATATTAATATGTTTTTTGTAGAAGTTATATTTTTAGGATTTTGTGGTGGAACAATGGTTGGTGTAGGTGGAGGATTATTTATTAATTATGTAACAAGATATACTTTTTAATAAAGAAAATAAATTAACAAAGGAATATTGAATAGAGATATATAATTTTGAATAAGAGTAAAATAATTAAAATGAAATATATATAAATATAATATAAATAAAATGGAATTTAAATATGTATATTTTTTAACAAATGATGATGAAAGAAAAGAAAAGAGTATTTGTTGTTGTATAAATTCAGAAAAAAGATTAAATGAAAAAATTCAAAATTTATTAGATACAAAAAATTTAAAAATTATTAGATACCAAGAATATGAAGTATTTAATGATAAATATAATATGGTTTATTATAATGGTTATACATCAAATGAACTTAAAAGACCATTAAGAGGAATTTTATATGTAAGAATAAATAATAATTATTATGTAAATAATGATGAATATTCAGAGAAAAAATGGTTTTTTTATGATAGATTATATAAATATATATTTTCTCCATTTGGATTAAAAGGTATTAAAAATAATAAAAAAAATTTTGATAATATAAATAATGATATAGATTTAAGTTTAAATGCGGTTGGAGCTAAAATAGGATTTAATTTAAATAATTTAGAAAATAATGATAAAAATATTTCAAAAACAATGGAATTTGGTAAAGTAGATGATTTAGATATAATAATATCAAATTTTAATATTCAAAATTATGAAGAAAAAATATTATTTTTAACAAATTTAATAGAAAGTAAGGATAAAAAAAATGTATTTTCTCCGTCAATAGAAGATGAATATTATCTTATAAAATTTAGAACAGAAAATAAAATGAATTCAATTGATAGAAAAATATCTATAAAAAATACTGAAATTAGAAGTGTAGAATTATGTTTGAAAGAGAAAATAAGTGGTTTTAATATAGGTGTTAAAGCAGGTAATAATAATAAAATAGTAAAAGACGAAATAATTAATTTAAATATTATATTTTTTGATTATAATAAAAAAGAAAAAAATATTGATAAATTTTTACCTCAAAATGTAGATGTTAATTCAAAGTTATCTAATTCAAATACTTCTCTTATAGAAGCGGTTTGGTATCAAGATTTTCAAGCAGTAAAAGTATTAGTAGAGAAGGGTGTAAATATTGATAAAAAGCAAGGAGATGGAATAACACCTTTAATGTTTGCAGTTGAAAAAGGTAATTTAGAAATTGCGGAATATCTTATAAATAAAGGAGCAGATATTAATTCAAGAGCAAAAAATAAAAATACTCCATTAATTATAGCAACATTTCATGGACAAGATGAATGTGTTGAATTATTAATAAAAAATGGTGCAAATGTAAATTTAAAACAATGTGATGGTTTTACAGCATTACATTTTGCATCAGAAAAAGATTTTATTGATGTAGCTAAAATATTATTAAAAGGTGGAGCCGATATGAATATTAAAAATTTAAGAAATCAAACTTGTGTTGATATAGCAAGAAATCATGGAGAAGATGGAGATGTTATAACATTTTTTAATTCTTTATAAATCTATATCAGATAAATCTTAATTTAATAAAAAGTAATAAAAAAGTATTTGATAAATATAGTTCATTAATTTATACTGTTAATATTAGATAGTATAAATACAATATATTTTATGTTAGTGAAATATGTAAAATAATTGATATATATATAATATTTTCTGGAGATAAATAAATGACAAACATATTAAGTATATTAATTTTACTTGTTATTATAGTATTTTTAGTTCTAGATTTATTTTTTAAGGATGTTGATTTTGTAAGAAAAAATGATAAAAATTATTTTGAAAAGAATTA